TCTTTTCCTTGTGCGTCTAATAGTTTTCCTGTGAGGTCTTTTATTGACCAACGAGTCATAACTAATACAATAGCGCCGCCAGGTTGTAAACGCTGACGAGGACCAGAAGTATACCACTCGTAATGAGCATCCAATACATGAGGCGATAAAGCGTCTTGCTCGGAGTGAGGGTCATCAATAATAAGAAGATCAGCACCACGACCGGTGATAGCGCCGCCAACACCAGCAGCGAAGTACTCACCTTTATGGTTTGATTCCCATCGTCCTGCAGCTTTAGAATCTGCCGCAAGTCTAACATCTGGAAAAACTCTTTCATATTCGTCTGATTCTATCAAATTTTTGGCTTTACGTCCAAAACGTATTGCTAATTCCCCAGTATGCGTGGTTTGTATGATTTTAGCCTTAGGATGGCGGCCCATGTAAAATGCAGGAAACAAATGACTAGCAAACTCCGATTTTGTGTGTCTTGGAGGCATATTAACGATTAATCGCTTTAATTCTCCGTTTGCAATGCGATTTAGCTTATCTGCGTAAATTTTATGGTGTTTTCCTTCTATAAATTCAGGCCAAACCTGTTTTACAAAGGTCATAAAGTCATTTTGACTTCTTTCTTGCTTTTTTAAGACTTCATTTTTTAAAATATACTTTAAAGTCTGTGTATCTAGTCTATCTAGGCTCTTCATTCCTGTTCTTTTAAGTCATAATGATAATTATTATCATCCCCAGCTGTCCATTTTGATTTATTCTCTACAGAGTAGTATTTTGTTGACACCTTAAAGTCAGGTTGCAGTGGTTTGGCTGGTGTTAACGATTTATCATAGAAAATAACACGGTTATTTGGCTGGGCAGCAAAGTGTCCATTATCTAATTCCAGTATGTTAAACGATTTATGCTCTTCTGGGACCTCTGAGTAATTTACATTAAGGATATTTGTATCCGCATGAGCATTATCAATCGTAAACAGGTATTCACCATAGTACCATTTTTTGGAAGGCGCAAGGTATTTACATCTAACGCCAGATATAGAAGCTTTTTCTACAACAGCTAAGTGATAACTAAAAGCATCCCATAGTTGTAGTTCTTCTAATTCAAGATCAAGTTCAGTAGGGGAATTGACAAAAGCACTAATAGGAAGCTTATCATATAAAGCACCATATTCCGGCAGATACGTTTCAAAGTAAAGCGCTCTACCTTGGATAGATTTACAGCTAACCCAAACACCTTCTACAAATTCTCCTTTTCCTTTTTGATGATCATATAAATATTGTTTTTTTACTAGTACTTTTATCGGAGGTAAATTTGCTACTAAAAATGACATACAAAATAATTAATTTTTTATTATTTTTTTATAACCTTTTTTGTGAGAATTGTCACTCCCAAACAGTGTAAACCCAGTTCTTAATTCGGGTTCTGATATAGGGGGTGTAGGGGGGTCGATAGGTCCGTCCGCCGGAGTCCCGGGCGCCGCCTGCGACATAGTGTCACACCCCTAGGTCTTGTGTTGTATTATTGCAACACTACTAGATAGCCCGGGCGCCGAGTTATCCACAGGTTATGCACAGCCACTAGATATAGTAGTGGCTGTGTCGAGAAATAGCTGATGACTAACCAGCTAAACCTAATCGTTGTAGTAAGTAGCCTACATCTTTCTGTAAGTGTCTTATTAAATCCATTGACTCAATGTTACCATTGTTCTTGTTGTTGCTAACCCATTCAACTGTTGAGTTCATAAGCACACCACTAATCAACTTCCAATCCAAGCTAGACTTGGCAGGAACAGATGAGATGATAGACTCTAGGTCGCCAACACTTGCGTGATCTTTGGCGTACTCTATTACTTCCATCATAACTGGGGTGATGTCAACACCCTTGATTGATTGAACTGGCACTAATGCGTCTAATGTCTGTTCTACGTTGTCAGCGAAATCTTCTATTGGTCTATTAGTCATTCTATTTCTCCTTGTTAAGTGTTTAATACAACTGTTATAGCAAACCACCAAGTTAATGATATACCTAATATGAATATAATATAGTTCATTGTGGATAACTCACTTTGTTTACTTCAAAGATTGTGTTAGGGTTTACGTTTGCCCAACGTTTAAAGTTTGCTTTTGCTCTACTATTAATCTTGAATACTAGCACATAATTAGGGTGTTCAATTACTTGTTGCTCATTAGTAAAGCGATAGCCAAGCTTACCAAGTACACCTAGTTTAATCTTACCTACTGTTCCATCATTCTTTACCCACTTACAGCTAAAGAAACCATTCTTAACTATGTCTTTAAATTCATTCTTTGTCATTCTATTTCTCCTTTGTTACTTATAATATGCACACTATTATAAGTATTACAATGCGACACGATGTCGCACCCCGGGCAACAAACTACTAGCCTAGTGATGAACTGGATAACCACCCGCGGGGCGCGAAGCCCGGGAGGGTGAGTACTATACTAATGGAATGGGGAAAGGTGGGAGTTTGGGAGTTTGGGAGTTTGAAGAGGGCTTAGACCTACAAAAGTTTTGGATGCCTCTTCGTAATGGGGTGTACAATTACAGTTATAACGAAACCATTACTCGCTGTCTTTTTTTAGATGTGCTACAGCTACACATGTTAGTATTATATCATCAAATAGGTATCATGTCTATCCTCTCTTTCTATTTGTTGTGGATAAAGCTTCGCAACCTGCGCGGCCCGGGCTCCAACCGACAGCTACCATCCTGCTTTTCCAGGTAGCTGACAGCTTCAGGAGTTTTGGATCTAATGCATTTTAGTATATACTGTATACAAAACCATGCATATAATCGCCAGTTTTACTGGTATTAATAGTGTTAGTCAATCCATAGGTACCTTCCTTTCTTATTCTATCTTCAGGACTACAACGCAAATGCTTGTATGTCAATGGACAATTATCCTTATTTTCTGCCATTTCAGTTCTAAGTTCGCCCCGCGGGCGCCCGGGCGGGCGAGGACTATTCCTCCCCTATGTATATAGTGGGGAGGATTGCTCTGGAGTTATGGACTTTTAGGAATTAGCAAATATGCTTTTCACTGGATCCCAGTGAAATCCTTTATCTTCTTTTGTTTGTAGTTCTTCTGCTCTCTTTGCATTGCGTGTCATGACTGGTACTACACCATCATAGTGTGCTTTAATGCCCTTGAGTATATCTGAGTTGTCCTCTATTGCTTCTGCTATTCTACTTAATGCACTAACTATTGTATCTTCGTCTTCTCTTATAACCATATAAACTCCTTTGTTCTATTTCTACTTATTATATAACACCTAATCTCATCTATTACAACCCCTCTCACAAAATTTTTGTGGATAACTTTTACAGGACACGCCGTGAAGTCCCTGCGCGCCCGGGCCAGGTAACCAGCAGATGACCATAGTCCAAGACGAGAGGTTTGTTATCGGAGTTTGGGAGTTTGGGAGTTTGCGAACTTGACCAGCTGCAGCCCGGGCAGCGGGCCCTGGTACAACGGCCTAGGTCCTAGGTCCAAGTTGGTTGAGTCTCGGAGTTTGGGAGTTTGAGCTCCGTTAAAAAGCTTTACGCCCTCCTTCCCGGGGTCCTTGACCAGTATAAATACAGGAGCACCTTTCATAGAATAAGAGACATGGAAGGCATGTTGTAGGGGTGATATGAGTACTTTTGCGTCCCCTTTTTTATTACGTCTCATTACTTTAAGCTCTACCGTAAAGAAACCACAATCTTCATGATATACTACGCAATCTGGGAATCCAGGTGTAACGTATGACTCAATGCGAGATACTAAATAATTACCATCTTCTAAGTACTTCTTTACAGTCTTCCAAAAATTTGTTTCTGGTTTGACTGTCATTCTTTTTCTTCGGGAGTAATATCCTTGAGGTCTGTTTCTTCTTCGACCGAAAGAATAGTTTTATTGTTTTCTTTTCTAAATTTACCATCTAATCCTAATTCCTTTAATTGACTCAAAACTTCATCACGCGACATAGAGTCAATACTTCCTGTCCTGATTTCTTTACGGTCAATGTACAATCCGGCAGCTTGCCCACGCAACCGTTCAGCGTTAACTGCAGCACTATAAGACTTAGCAGTAAGCGCAGTCTCACGTAATCTTGCAAGTTCTTGTACATGTTTATCCATTTCCACTTTATGTGTATTTGCAATTTCTTCTCTTCTCTGTACTATAGCTTGTACAACCTTGGGTGTTTTTTTCACACTCAACAGCTCAGATGCTGTTACTGCTGCACGTTCTGGTTTATATCCAGACTGTCTAGCACATTCAGTAGGAGTTAGTCTACCTTCATTAGCTGAGTATAACTCAACAAATATTCTTTGACGATCAGTTAATCCATCTTCACCTTTTGGATACTTTAATGCCATGTCTCTGGTATTACGGATGGTATTGGCCATAACCTTATCTCCTAACCTATCTATCTTATTGATTATACTGTCTTTTTTACTCATATCAGTTACTTTTTTCTCTTTTTTCATGCTTAACCCTTGAACCCGTAATACCTCCGTAATACAGAATATCCCTTATCCCATACCAAAAACTGCAAAAGGTATTGCGGTATTGGCTGTACCCGGGAAACAAAATAAATAAAAAACTCTTTAGCATCCTGCTCCATAATACAATACTCATTATAAAACAACCACTGTACGTCTCATATACTTCTGAAAGTCAACGTATCCGCGCTTTTTAAGGTTATTTACATACTGATATACGTTATCTTTAGATTTCATACCATTTAATTGTTTCATCTCTTCAAATGAGGGTGAATACCCATTTTGTTTAATAAAGCTCCGTAATACCTCAAGAAACTTAGCTTGCTTTGGTGTCAAACCTAGCTTGCTCGTAATACCCTTGTCAATACCTTTACTTTTTATCATTATATCCTTTTGCATTTGGGTTAGGACCGTAGTCCTTGCTCACTTGTCTCATCATTTCGTCATATCCCCATTCATTAATAGTATCTCTGGTAATAGATTTCTCTAGAGTATATTGTAGTTCTTTTTCTTTATCTGTTAATAATAATCTAGTAGGCGCTTTCTTCTTGACATAAGTATGTATTTTAGACCATGTAATAATGTATTTTTGAGCTTTGGGTCTTAAATATCCACGATCTGGATCAAACGAAGGAAACTTAGGATCTAAATCAGAATCATAATTAGCAATAATATATTGTTGTACTTCTTCATCATCTCTAAAAGGCTTAACTACCTTCTCCACCACTCTCTTATCTTCCCATAAGTTAATCTCGTATGTCTGCATGTTTAACTCCTAGATATTCTATTTTCTTTATCCAACCTTTAGGTATGGCTATTGCGCCTCCTCCATGGTTGTCATCCCGGTCCATGCACCACGACCGCATGATCACTGCCTTTTCGTCATTATTAACGACCATCCAACCCACCTCCTGGCAAAGGGCCAAGGGCGCTTCTTTTATGTCCTTTATCGATAGCCAACCTGTCTCTGTATCACGGGCATCTAGCCACGTTACACGAACCATTGGAACATTATCTATGTCCATTAAAAACCAGGATATTTAGGGCACTCTGTACTATCCAAGAATCCTTCATAATAAAGTGATTCTTTTTTAGCTTCTGCAGCTACCTCATGGTTTCCTTCAAATTCCTGATCATAGTACTTATCACTTGCTTTTTTAACAGCCTCGTAAACATTAACCATTTCACACACAGGTTTACCTACCATTATACCGTCTTTGTATTCAGTCTGGTATTCATCCTCCACTGTGCCGTCATAAACCCAATCTCCAAACTTACTCATTAAAACCCTCCTAAAAAAATTCTGTATATCCATATTAACATAATGTAAATAATGTATAGTTTAACAGGAATAAGAAAAAACCAAAATAAACTCCAGATCATCTTGCTTTACCATTAGTAAAACGACGTACTGCCATGTACTCATAATCAAAATCACCGTGTTTCTTTTGCACTAATGTAACAAAACCTTCTTCTTCACTCTTTTGTACTGCTTTACGTAATTTATTAACACGTGTTATATCGGTAGACCCATATACTCTAGTTTGTAATTTAGGATCACATAAATACCCACGGTAATAAGTTATACGAGCAGTCTTAGGTGCTTTAATAATCCAATCTGCGTATGTTTTTAAACTTATCATATTTCTAGGTATGTTATAGCACATCAGCCTAAACAAAACAAGAACTTTATTTGGCTGTTTTCCGGGGCAAATGGTGTCAAGAAAAAACTTTACCCACAAGCTGGATTAATATATAACTCATTTCTCAACTTCATTTCACCCGATGGACTGCCTGGTCGCTCAATAAAACATAGAGCGAGGGCGGTCCTCATTACTAAAAGAAGAATAATGTCAATAAGAATTAAAAATGTATGGAAAGATTTCAAAAAATGGTTAAAATACGAACCTCATAAAACATACATGCGAGGAAAGTGAAAATATTCTTATTAATAATGTTTATATCAGTGCCAAATGCTCCGTCAGTGAGATATAATGCAGTGGTATATCCTACAGAATTTCAATGCCTTGAAGCACGTGATGGTTACAATGAAGCATACCTTGCTAAAGACTTGATATATAAAAGCAAAGTCAAAACGGAAGCCTTCTGTTTACCCTTTGAATCCTTCCCTATTGCTGGTATAACTAATACTAACGTATAACCCTGGAGGGATATGAAATACCTTAAATACCTAGCGTCACTTCCGATCGTCCTATCCTTATTAGCCGGGGTGTATGGTGCTATTAACTACACAAGCAAACTTACAAATCAAATTGATGCAAGTACATCCACTATTGCTTTATTAAAAGTAGAAGTAAAGAACTTAGAGCAACG